CTGCTCGCGTTCCAGCGTTCTTGCGATTCCGTCGTGGCGAATATCGTTGCGTTCCAGCTTTGCCGGCCGGTGTGGAAATGGTGGCTGCGGATCAAGGTGGCCGCGGGCGAATTACCGGAGACGGTGCTGACTGCGCCCGTGCGTTGGGTGGCGCCGCCGATCGCGACGTTGGATAGCCGGATGGAAGTGCAATCGCTCGTGCAGAAGATCAGAGCCGGCCTGATCTCTCGCAGTGAAGCCGTGGCCGGAACCGGTGTCGATCCTGAAGCGTTGGACCGGGAGATTGCGGAGGATAACCGCCGGGCCGATACGTTGGGACTAATTTACGACAGTGATGCCCGAAAAGTGACCCTTCAAGGTTTGGAGCAACCATCCGATGCGAAAGTCCAATAAGCATCTGCTAACCAGAGCGGCGACGTTCGCGCCGTCGACCTTCAACGCGGACAAGCGCTCGGTCCAGGTGGTGTGGTCGACGGGAGCGCCCGTTCAGCGGTACGACTTCGAAGGTTCGTTTACCGAGAGGTTGAGTCTCGAGCCGGATGCGGTGGACCTCTCCGAGCTCCGCGGGGCGCCTGTACTGAACTCGCATGACCGCTTCGATGTCCGTCAGATTCTCGGAGTGGTCGAAAACCCCAGCGTCAACGGCGAGCAGGGTCTCGCGACTGTGCGGTTCAGCGAACGGCCGGATGTTCAACCGATCGTGCGGGACGTTTCGGACGGGATCATCTCGAGGGTGTCGGTGGGGTATTCGGTCTCGCAGTGGGCAACGTCGAAGGACGCCGCCGGCAACCGGACGAAGACCGCGACCAGGTGGCGGCCGGCGGAGATCTCGCTGACCGCGGTGGCGGCCGATCGAGGGGCGCGGACCCGGGCCGATGACGGTATGGTGACCTGCCCGACGTGCGATGGCACAGGCGAGGTCGACGGCGAAACCTGCCCCACATGCGATGGCGAGGGAGAGATTCCAGAAAGTGAGGCGATGACTATGAGCGCGATACCTGATCGGATCCGGTCTCTGGCCGGACTGCTGGGCATTACCGGCAACTTTGTAGAGCAGCTGGCCACTCGCGAGGGTGTCACGCTCGAGGCGGGACGGGCCGAGTTGTTAGGCCATCTCCAACAGCAGACGCCGCGCATCGACGGACGGGCTGTGATTACTCGCGATGAGCGCGACACGGTGTTCGATCGCATGTTGAACGCAGTGGCTCACCGGGTGAGCCCGCGGATCAAATTGCGGGATGATGCCAGGCCGTGGGTGGGCCGCCGGATCGCGGACGTCGGCCGGGAGCTTCTGCGCATCGAAGGTCTGTCCACGCTGGGATCGGACGCCGAGATCATTCAACGCTGGGGCGGAGGTATGCACACGACTTCCGATTTCAGCAACTTCCTTCAGCAACTTTTCAACAAAGAGCTGCTGACCGCCTATCTGATCGCGCCGTCCGGGTTGAAGCTCTTGGCGCGGAGGGCGACCATCAACGACTTCCGGGCGCGGAACGTGTATCGTGACAGTCCCATCGGGCAATTGCAGAAGGTCAACGAGGCCGGCGAATTCAAGAGCGTGACAAAAGGCGATGTGAAACCCGAGTCCTACGCCCTGGCAACCTACGCGGGGAAGTTTTCGATCTCGAGGCAAAGTCTCGTGAACGACGACATGGGCGTGTTCTCCGACATTGCAGCTCAGCTGGCGATTCAAGCGGCCGAATTTGAGAATGCCCAACTGGCCGCGCTGCTGATCGCGAACCCTGTATTGAGCGACGGCAACGCATTGTTCAGCACGGCTCACGGCAATCTGGCCGCGACGCCGGCCGCGATCGACACGCCGCCGCTGAGTGATGCGCGGTTGGCGATGCGTCTTTCGAAAAATCAAAACGGCCAGCCGATCGAGGTGAAGCCGACCTATCTGCTGGTTCCCGCAACGCAGGAGACCGCGGGCCAGAAGGCGCTCGCGGGTGTCTATCCGCCGCTCATCGCGGATGTGAATCCGTTCGACGGCTTCCTGCAGTTGGTGGTCGATCCGCGCCTCGATAACGCAGGACAGACGAAGCCGTGGTACGTGTTCGGCGATTCGGTGACAGTCCCGGTGCTCGAGTACGCCTACTTGTCCGGCGCCGAGGGCCCGCAGGTTGACACCCGGTCGCAGTTCAACCAGGGGGCGGACGTGGACGGAACCGAAGTGCTCTGCAAGTTGGACTTCGGCTGCGGTGCGATCTCGAGTGTCGGCGCGTATAAGAACGCGGGAGTGTAGCGATGGCGCGAAAAACCACGGAAGTGAACTTTGAATCGCTCTACGCTGCCGCGCTGGGCCAGTTGGGATCGCCCCAGGAAATCGAGACGCCGCAACTAGGCCGCGTGGTTTTTCCCTCTGCGCAGAACGTTGCCGCCACGTTGGCCCTGCTGCGCCAGGAAGCCGCAATGGCCGCGGGCCTGTCGACGGCCGGCGTGTTCGTAGTCGGGTATCGAAGCGGCCTTGAGCCGACGGAGGATGAATGAAAAATCTAATTCAACCAGGAAACACCATCACTGTGACCGCTCCGGCCGGCGGAGTTGTAAGCGGCGCCGTAGTCATCATCGGCGCGATTGTCGGCGTAGCGGCATACAACGCGGCTGCGGGCGCGGACGTGGAGATCGCCACTCAGGGTGTGTTCGATTTGGCGAAGACTCCGGCCGATGCGCTGATTCAGGGCGCCGTCGCCAAGGTCACGCCGGCGTCCGGGCTGGTAGGGGTGGCGGGGACGGCCGCGATCGGGTGGGTGGTTGCCGCTGCTGCTGCCGGCGCAACTACGGCGCGGGTACGGCTGACGCCTGCCGTGGCGGGGACGCCGACCGTGCTGGAGGCGGAGTAGGCTTTAAAAATTAATGGGCCTCCGGAGAGGCCCGTGATCGAAACGAAACGAGAGTTTCTGGAAATTCGGGACGTGAATCCCGGGGAGTTTAGTCCCATGAGAAGGATATCGCAAAACACTAATGGAAGCGACGGCCTGGCCGCCGTTCCAGACTTTGACCTGGCCGAGCTGGGCGTGGAAACGGTGTCGCCGGCGCCGAAGCTGTCCGTGGAGGCGGATTTCAATCTCGAGCAGTTGCGGGCCGGGCCGGAGGCGGAATCGGGCGTCCAGCCGGACTTCGACACGGTGGAAGTGCGGAAGCCGAAGAAGACCACGTTCGTGTATGTCCATCCGGAATGGCGCATCGACATGTTTCTCTTGCTGCCGGACGAGATGGAACGGCAGTACACCCATGCGATGTTGCCGGACATCGGGCGCAAGTTTTCGAAAATCTGCCGGAAACATACCTTGGTCCCTTACGCCGATCGTGAGAACGGAATGTACTTGTGGCCGATTCCGCTGGAGGATGCGACGGGAACTTTGAACAGCTACAGCAAGAGCGCGCTGGAACGAGCGCGTCAGGGCGCCGGCCAATGGTGCCGGTACGAGGCCGATCTGGCGCATCAGCGGTACGCCGTCTACATTCAGCACGAGCAGATTGCGGCGCCGGAGTGGCCGGCCGGCGGGCTGTCGCATTTGGTGAAGGCCGCGTTTTACGGCAATATCATCTCCGACCCGGATGCTGAACTGTTGCGCCAGCGAATGGGGCAACCCGTGAAATGAAAACGTTGGCGGATTTCCGGGCTATCGTGTCGGTGGATTTCGAGTACATCCCCGCGGCGGGAAGTGTGCGGCCGGTATGCTGTTGCGCCCGAGAGCTGCGGACCGGCCGCGAATACCGCATCTGGAGCGACGAGCTCGAGCGGCTCGATCGACCACCTTACCCGCACGGGCCCGACACCTTGTTTGTCAGCTACAACGCGCCGGCCGAGCTGTCCTGCTACCTGGCTCTCGGCTGGCCGATGCCTCCGCGGATCCTGGACCTGCTGATCGAATATCGGCAGATGGTCAACGGGGTGGTTGATAAAGGCGCGCCTCGAGGCCTGCAAGCCGCGTTGCGGTATTTCGGATTGCCCGAAGTCAAGGAAAAAGAGCATTGGCATGAGCTGATCTTGTCCGGCGGGCCGTTCGACGCCGAGCAGAAGGCTGGGATCCTCGAGTACTGCATGGAAGACGTGACCGCCGCGGCCGAGCTGTTGCGTGTGATGGGGCCGAGGCTGCCGGTGGATCTTGAGGTGGCTCTGCTGCGGGGACGCTACACGGTGGTGGTTGCCGACATGGAACGGCGGGGAATTCCGATCGACGAGGAAACTTGGGCGTGGATGCTCGAGAGCCGGGAGACGATCCAGCACGCTCTGATGAAGGCCGTGAACCGTATTTATCCGCTGTATGACGACGCCGGGAGTTTCAAGCTGGAAGCCTTTGGCGGGCTGCTCGACAAACTGGGCCTGGGGTCAAAGTGGCGACGGACGCGCCGGTCCGACCGGTTGGCAATTGATGAGGAGACGTTTCGGCGGTTTGCCTGGCATCCCGAGATCGAGCGGGTGCGCCAGGCGCGCCAGGCGATCCAACAGTTGCGGAAACCGCCTTTCCAGGTGGCCGGCGGGCGGAATTACTTTTCGGTTCTGCCGTTCAAGGCGCAGACGTCGCGCAACAGCACGGTTGGTTGCGTCTTCCAAGCGGCGCGATGGTTGCGCGGGCTGGTCCAGCCGAAGCCGGATATGGACCTCGTGTATATCGATTTCGAGCAGCAGGAATTTGCGATAGGCGGTGCGCTAGCCGGCGATGACGCCGTATTGCGGATGTATGTGGCCGAGGATCCGTACATTTCCTATGGCACGCGGGCCGGCATTCTTCCGCCAGGCGCCACGAAGGAGACGCACCCGATCGAGCGGGAGTTGGCGAAAACCATGGTGCTGGCGGTGCAGTTCGGCATGACGCCGCACGGGCTGGCGCGCAAGATCAACGTGACGCTGAATGAGGCGGAGGAGCTGCTCAAGACGCATAAGCGGATCTTCCGAAAATATTGGGCCTGGTCTGACGCCACGGTGCGCCAGGCGCGATG